AAGAGACGGTAATTTTTGAATGAGTAACTTTGATTGGAAGGACAAGGAAGAATGGAAGGCTTTAATCTTTACAATTTTATTTTTTAGTATTGGTTTTAGTTCATTGCTATGGATAGATTAATAGTAATTATTTAAAGGACTAAAAGAAGCGATTGACGTAGCTGCGGCATCCACCGGAATATTTACTATCGTAATAGCTCTAGCTGATCGGTCTAAAAAGACGCATAAAGTTGGATATATTTACAACATACTGTAGAATATACAATATGCAGTCGAATTCCTCTGACTGTGTTGGATTGTCAGGCGAGTTCTTTGCCGCTTCTGTGCTACAACGCCGATTTAAGGCGATAGCTTTTGCAACCTCTAGTAGCCCATTTGACCTCATATGTGAAAGTAACGCGGGTTTTTTCTACAGATGCCAAGTGAAATCAACAGCCTCCACTAACACAGTAAATACTTTTAAATACTGGATGTGGCGAACCTCTAGAAGCAAAAACATGCCATACAAGAAAGGCGATGTTGATTTTTTTGCGTTGGTGTCTTTGCCCTCGCGTGCAGTCCTTTTTGTATTGCCTAGAGATATAAAAAGCTGTTGTTACAGAGTTCGGGTAGACAGTTTAGATCAAAATGTTGAGAACGAATCTCTAAATCGGGTATTGGAGACTTTTAGTGAGTGATTTTAAGTATTTTAAAAGAGAAGACTTTTGCTGTTCTGAGACCGGTGAAAATCGCATTGAAGACGAGTTTATAAAAAAACTAGATCACCTTAGAAGCGTGTTGGGTTGGCCTATGATTGTGACGAGCGGGTACAGAGACCCCAGCCACTCTGCTGAAATTACTAAGCCTAACGGCGGCGGATATCACACTAAAGGCATTGCTGCTGACATTAAAGTAGTCGGCGGTAAACAAAGACACGAAATCATAAAGCACGCAATGGCACTAGGGTTTTCAGGCGTAGGGGCAGCTAAGACGTTTGTTCACTTAGATGTTCGAGAAGACACACCGATGTTATGGACATACTAGGAAATAAAATGACGGAAGAAACAAAAACAGCGGTGGATGTTGTTGCTGCGAGCACTGGGCTTGCAAGTCTGTTCACATGGTTACCACCAATGGCTTCACTGCTTACCATTATATGGATGGCGTTAAGAATTTATGAATCCGACACTGTGCAAAAACTTTTAGGCAACAAATAGTGGGTATATTAAGCACAATTCTAGGAAGCGGAGATGTTGTAAGTAAAGGTCTTGACCTTATTGACTCAATGCACACCTCTGAGACTGAAGCCATAGAAGCTAAAACAATGGCGAAAACTCAACTTTTAACTAGTTACGCACCATTTAAGGTTGCACAACGCTACATAGCTTTAATATTTGGATTTACATTTGTTGGGTCTTATTTAATGGTTCTCGTTTTGTTTTTTATGGGGCGTGACATAGCGGCAGTTCAAGAGCTTATAACAGCTTTTAAAATAGATTGGATTATGCTGACGATTGTCGGCTTTTATTTCGGTGGGGGAGCTTTTGAGGGACTCGCCAGCAAGAAGGAGAAAAAATAATGGGTCTTGAATCAAACACAAGCTCAACATATATCGACGGCTTGGTAGCAACCAACCCGACCAGTGCTGACAATGTAGGCGATGGTGATAATCACATTCGTCTGATTAAAGACGTGCTCAAGAGATCGTTTTCTGGAATAACCGGTGAGGTCTCTGCGTCACACACAGCACTTAATTTAGCGGCAACAGAGGTATCGGCTGCTACTAATGCAGCCACCGCGTCAACGGTTGTGAAGCGTGATGGCAGTGGTAATTTTTCAGCTACTGTTGTTACTGCAAACCTCATAGGTAATGTAGTAGGCAGTGTCCAAGGAGACGTTTACGCAAGCAATGGGGTTGCAAAGGTTCTGGAAAACGGAACGGACGGATCAGACGCAATAATAACAGCAAATGTTACCGGTAACTTAACCGGTACTGCTCAAATAGCATCAGCGGTAGACGCACCATCTGTGTCAGCAGATAAAAACCATAGAATGGTTTTTGGTGAGGACATCACACAAACACTAAACGCTACTGAGAATCTCAACAAAGATGCAGATAACACCTTTCATTACAACCCAAGCACCAACACATTAACAGCCGGTAATTTCAGCGGGGCTGTTGCTTTATCAAAAGTCACTGGGCTGCAAACTGCTCTAGATGCAAAGACAACGCCAGCCGCTGCAAAACTAGCAGCATGGCCTATTGGATCAATATACACCTCTGTAAACTCAGCTAACCCAAGCACCCTGTTTGGTGGAAACTGGGAGGCATTTGGCGCGGGTAAAGTGTTAATTGGCATAGATGCGTCAGACACCGATTTCGACACGGTTGAGGAAACTGGCGGCGCTAAGGCACACGCATTATCAATTGCAGAGATGCCAGCTCACAGCCACACATACACGTTAGAAAACACAAGAGGTGCGGGTAGTCCGGGCGCTGGAAACGGAGATTCAAGCTTTAGCACACCTAATACTAGCACTGCCGGTAGCGGGGCAGCGCACAACAACGTACAGCCGTATGTTGTAGTTTATATGTTTAAGAGAATTGCAGATTAATGGCATACGTCCCGCTAAGAAATATTGGCGCTGGTGGTGTAGTCACCGACCAAGACCCTTACGACTTGGAGCTTACTCAGTTTCCAAATGGAAACAACGTGTCATTTCACGAGGGGCGAGTTGGTAAGGCTTTAGGCCACAGTGTAAGAGCATCAACGACAGCGGCACCTACGCACGTTCAAGGCTGGGTGTATAGCGGCAACAATACAGTAGTGATTGGCACTCTAAATAAAATTTACAGGTATAACGGATCTTCGGAGACTAACGTAACTAAGACATCTGATTCTACTAACTACAGTAACAGTGATAGATGGCAGTCTGAACAGATCGGAACAGCTATCATGATGAACAACGGCAGCGATGTTCCGCAGTTTATGCAGCCAACTCAGAATCGTTTTCAAGACCTCACCGCTTGGCCTAGTGGCGTCACAACGCAATGCCTCAAACCTTATAAGTCTTTTTTGGTTATGGCGGGTTATGAGTCAAGCAGCAGCAAGCACCCTTACACGGTTAGATGGTCACATGAATATGAACCCACGGGCGTGCCAACCGATTACGCGGTAAATAGTACGACGAATTTAGCCGGAGAAAACACGCTTTCAGGCAACAACGGTAACTTAATAGACCAGCTCACGTTAAATAACTCTCAGATAATTTATGCCGAGCGCGGTGTTTTTGCTATGGACTTCATAGGTGCGCCTTTAGTCTTTGCTTTTAGAGAGATTTTTTCGGATGACGGAATCATTAATAGAGGAGCTTGTGCTCAATTCTTTGGCAGTCATCTGGTGGTGGGTCACAGCGACATATATGTCCACGACGGTAACCAAAAAAGAAGCATTGTTGATAAGCGCGTTAGACGCACATTTTTCAATTCGCTAAGTGACAAGCGCAGCGTCTTTTGTCAAACGATAACGGATCGCTCAGAGGTTTGGATTTGTTACGCAGACGCAGACGCCGCGAACGCTCAGACAGCAAACAGGGCGTTAGTCTATAACTGGGCGCAAAATGCGTTTACGTTTATTGATCTTCCAAACCTCAGAGCCTTAACGGTTTCAGAGAAAATGAACACCGACGGCGGCTGGGATGATGTTGCTGGGAGCTGGGGCTCTAACAGTAACTATTGGTCTAACTCATCACAGAGCAATGAGGCTGATGCATTTAGAGTATTCGGCGCTGGATACGGATCATCAAAGCTTTACACGATGAACGACACTCACGGTGCTGCCGGTAATTCAATGAATGCGTTTTTAGAGGCAACCAAGATTGATTTGGATCAGGTGCTGGGCAAGGCAACAAACACAATTAAGCAGATTAAAGGAATACTTCCTCAGATTGAAGGTCAAGGCTTTGTAAATATCACCGTTGGTACGAGTCATTCACCACAAGACGGTGTGTCTTGGGGATCAACGAATACATACAACATTGAGTCCGACCACAAAATAGATTTGAGATCATCCGGTCGTTATTTTGCGCTAAAGGTTGAAAGCACAAGCGCCTCGGATTATTGGAGGATAACAGGCTTAGATATTGATATCAGTGAGGTAGCAACACGATGAGCTATGTGCCTACAACCTCATCGGCTCAGAGCTTACCGGATATTAAAAACTGGATAGCCGGTGAGCTTGTGAGGAT